CGGGCGGCCCAGACGTGCTGAAACAGCCACGCTGGCAGAAAGTAGGCCACAAGCCCACAATCAAGCAGATCAGAAGCAGAACTAAGATCTATGGTAGCCCATTTACGGGATTTGATCATTGTTTGATGCCTTTGTTGGCCATCATCCAAGTCATTACCTAGTTTCTTATTAGATCGGCGCAGGATTGCGCCAATTTGCTTCTGATACATCATGTTGAGTAATGGTTCAACCCCAATGGTACGATCTTTCTCATTATTCTTAGGAACAGTACTAAGCCTATTCCCAGGTACAACAAAGAGTTTCTTGTTGAACCACGAACGAGTAACTTGCAGGTTGTAATACTTACCTGCACGAAAACTTCGCCAACAGTCTTGGGTTATCAGGGATCTAATTCTACGATTCCTAAAAAGTAAACTTACCATGTGCTTACGCGCAGGTAACGTTACTGACCATTGTTGAGAGAGCAACTTCGACAATGCGGACGTATAACCGTGATGGCCGAGGAAAGATTCCCCGGGACCAAACCACGCGTCCTCGTCTCTAAGGTGTTCACCTTTCAGACTACTTTGCAGTAATCTTCGGGCTTCTTCCATTCGAAACTTGCCTTCTGGCGATGGATTCCTCCAGATTAAATGCGGCTCATTGCTGCATACATCAGGTAAGGATCTGTCCAGTCGGATGAAGTTGGATACCGTTTCTCTTTTTCTTGTAGAAGCGGAACTATGGTCTGGCAGTTCAAATTTCTTGAATCCTGCCAGAGTAATGTTATAGCAAATATCAGAATTAGATACAGTATCATCGTATTTATGCCAATCAGTAAAGAAGATTCGTTTACGAATTTCATCTACTATCCTGTTTGTTTCAAAAATCAAGTCGTCGTTACTCATTTAATTGGGCTCCTTCAACGAGATTAAGCTACAGAGATTTCATCTACGTTCTTGTTGAACGCGGAATTCAGGTTGGCTTCGAACAATGCGAGAGCTGCTTTTGCTGCCTTTAGTACTTCGGCAGGATTAGCACCCTCAGGCATAGAGCTTTTGAAGCTCACACCCATAGGCACATTGGGCCCGCATTTTGCTGGGTCACAAGTGTCGATTGTCACAGGCGCAGTCGAATTGATATGCACCTTGATAATACGGGTAGAAGTCGAACCATTTCGCAAGACAGCAATTGTCTTTTGAGTGCTCAATGTTTGAGTAGTCTTGTCTTCACGTGCGTAGGTCTGGATAGCAGAATTGCCACCGGCCATTTTGATAAGCTTGTAAGCCATAGTATTTCCTATATAAAGGGATTATTTAAAGAGTTTGCGAGCTTGTAACTGCCAAAGCAGTGCAAGAGCGTCAACCGATCTGATGAAATTCATACCGTTATTGACAACAAGTCCGCGCGTAGGATGACCGCGTTTAAAGTGGTC